TAATATGTTCTATCTCAGGTTTCCAATCTTCGTTATGTTCCAAGACCCTTACCTTTATCGTAGTTGTCCTTACCACCGTATCTTGCGATAGTATTTACATAATCTTTAGAAGATTTAAATCCTCTCTTCTTAGCATCAGAAGCAGTTTGCTTCTTAGCATCTGCTGCCTTCTTGTACTTTCCAGTACCAGCATCAGACTTAGCACCTTTTACTTTCTTTTGTTGCTTGCTACCTTGTCCCATCACAGCACCTTTACCATGCTCCTTCCTGATTTTATCAAGAACGAATGCTAATGCTGCATCCTTTTTACCAGATGGTTTCTTAGTACCACCCTTGTCGTAACCCTTCTCTTTCTTAAGACGAGTTGCTTCGTTAAATTGTTTAAAGGTTATCACCTCTTCACCAACAACGGCTTTCTTAAGCTTGCCAGCAAACTTCACAGTATCTTTAGCACCTTTAGCAGCACCTTTTGCAAATACTCTAGCAGGTTGAGTTGCTTTCTTATGTCTTTTAACACCCTTCTTAATAGCATCTCTTACTCTATCACCTACACTCTTCTTACCAGTAGACTTAGGTGCTTCCTTCTTAGGTAATGACTTCTGCTTTGCCTTTGTCTTTGCTTTGACTCTATCAGCAGCTTGACTCCTTTCTTTATTAGGACCATCATATGCCATAGCACCTTTCTGTGTTCTTGGTGCTTCCTTTTTCTTTGCCTTAGGTTTTGGTGCTACCTTTTTAACTGCAGCAACAGGTTTTGCCTTAGGCTTTGCCTTTGCTTTTGGTTTTGGTGCTTCCTTCTTAGGTTCAGATGATCCAGTAACCTTAGTAAGTTGAGATGGTTTCTTTAAACTTGGTCTCTTCTTAGGGGTCTCCTTATACTCACCAGTCTTCTTCTCTTTTCTCTTTGCTTCAGCAGCAGCATCCTTTGCAATCTGTTTCTTGATAGTACCTTTAGTACGCACGTTCATCTTACGTGCTGCTCTTTCTTCTTCCAATTCTAATTCTTCTTTCTTCATAGTGCTTGCTAAATTCTTTTCTTTTTTAGCAGCTCTCTTTGCTTTAGCAGCTCTGATCTTATCAAGCTCTGCATAGTACTTAGGATTATCTTTTCTCCTTTGCTCTTCTGCTTTCTTTTCTCTCCATGCTTTAGCATGTCTTCCCATAGAAGCAGTCACATGCATTTCATCAACATGTGATACCTCTTCATTCTTTTGAACATCAGGTTCTTCCTTATCCCTTTTAGATTCGCAGATCTTACAATCACATTCTTGACCGTGATTCTTAGCCTCTAGGCAATCTTCTTTCTTAGGATTAATTTTAACTTTAGATTTCTTCTCAGCTAGTTGTGTAAAAGTAAGCATTACTCTTCTCCACTAAAGTCCATCTTGTCAACTATAGATTGAATTTCGTCATCAGAAAATAATTCCATCTTCTTAAGAGTTTCAATCTCTGCTTCTTCTTTATTAAGATGATCTGCTTTCTTATAGATTGGCTTACCAGTCTTAGGATTTTTCTTATCTCTATTCTGCCAAGCAGGTGTGTTACCTTTCTTGTCAGCACGAGTTAGAAGCATCGCTTCTTTTACTTCTTCTTCCTTTTCCTTTTTCTTCTTCTCTTCCTTCTCCCTCTTGGAGATCTTGCCATCTACATCACTTTTTTCGTACCACTTACCATCACCGTCATCGTCTTGCCAACGCTCACCATTTTTTTTCTTTACTTCACCTCCTTTAGCATACCCCTTTACTTCTTTAAGGGCATCAGTCATATCAGGTAGGGGATTTGTTCTGGTATCAATCATCTTAATCCTATGGGAGTAGCTGTCTTGTCCTTTTTATTTATCTTCCTAATGAATTCGCCAGGAGTTAATTTACGAACATAATCATCTAACTCTTTAGTACCAACTTCTCCAGCAGGTGTCCAATTAAAATACTTTATATCATTAACCTCAACAAGATCCTTTAACCAGGTACGAAAAATAAACTCATGCTCATCAATAGAGATGACATAATTGCTACCACGACTAACAATCTTAGAAACGATCCCTGTGTTGACGTTCTCGACATAAGTTCCTACTGAGTAAAGACCTTCACCAAAGTATGCTTCACGCAAACCCTTCGGATCTAATTTAGGTGCAATCTCATACAACTGATAGGAAACTTCACTAAAATCTTCCTGTACTTCTACAGACATAGACTGTTGTACAGCAGCAAATAGTTCCTCACATTGTTTCTTACTTAATGTCTTTGGTATGCCCTGTTTAAATGTCTCGTAATCATTATCGGCAGCTGCCTTACGCAATTTAGATGCAGACATTCCTTCTATACCATCTGCATCAGGATCTCTATTACCAGCAGATACTACATTAATATCATTAAAATTATAAAGTTTACCATTATACTTAGTTGCTAGTGAATTAAACTCAGCAACTCTATCACCACCAACTACAATATTAACTTCACTATATCCTTCACTATCAAGTGCGGTAAGAACATCAAAGATAGTTTTCATATCTTCACTATTCTGTATAGCATTAGCATGATCTGGATATGCTTGCTTCATAAATTTAATTTTAGAACCAGGATCTAATGGATTCTTTTTAGGATCAACTGTTCTACTTGGGTATATTCTATAGTCTCCACCCTTTCCAGTAGACGCAACCTTCTTTATTAAAGCTTCATGTCCAATAGTAGGTGGATTAAATCTTCCGAAAGTAATAGATATTGCACCTTGATCGACCTTATCTTCGCTTCCTCCCTCTTCTTCCTGTCCACCTTGCTGTTGTCCTCCTTGCTCTTGTGGAGAAAGTTTAATTAACTTCCCTGCTTTACTCATGTGAGTTACATTCCCTCTCACATCAGCATATTTACCATAGCCTACGTGAGTAAGTTGCAACCTCTCTGCTTCTTGAGCAGCATAAGATTTCTGAGCTTCGTATAGAAAAGCACTAAACTTTTTCATTCGTCCAATTTTTATTAAGGTTGAAGTTTGCTTTACTAAAAGTAAGTCTGTCTACGATTTTGTATGGGTTGTCAGAAACAATCACATAACCTTCATGGTCTGAAGATTTACCATCAATATAACATTCAACGTTATCATTAACAACAATCGCATCAAGTAGACGCTGTTTCAGTTGTGAGATTAAATGCCATGCTCTAAAGGTATGAACATTAACTTCTCCCTTATATTTAGCATCTAACTGTGAGTACATTTCCTCAGGATGCGGAACATGTCCTGCTCTTATATAAGAATTGATATATTTTGCTATTTCTACACGTTTTGAAGGTACTTTTGACTGTACGATACTAGGTAAAACTCTTAAAAATTCTGTCCATTTTAATGGTGGTATTACCTCTGCGTTATTAGTGTCCACCATATAGCACTCATCAGATGAAGCAAGTTTAACTCCCATCTTTGCTTCCGCATTAGGACTTAATTCTGTGTACTGTGTATGTGGTGCTACAATAATCTTACTGTATACTGGTTCACCAAATCTATATTCAATAGTATTGGGTTTATATATTTGACCACCTCCTACACCAATCCAATCTGCCTGATAGATACCATTAACTCTAGGAAGATGACGGTAACATAATCTAAGTATATCTGCAACAACTCCCTTATGATTCTTATCAATATCTGCAGGACACCTGTTAATCTTTGGTCTTCTCTTATTAAATACTGACTTTGTACCAACAAAAAATGATCCGTTGGTCATACCAAATACTATAGCAGGAGCACCATCCCACTTAACAGATAAATTCTTTGTCTTAATAAGTTCCTTTACCGTACGTAGAGCAACCCTCCGACCATCTAGGATAGTATCTTCTGGATGTTCTAAGTGCTTGTTTGGCATAGGATCTCTGTCTATACCTGCATTATACTGCATTACATGGGGGTAATGGGACAGTAGTGTGCCAGTTCCTTAACCGCCCATCTTCATATATGTACTACTTGTCATGAATGCTACTGCACTATTATTATTAAAGATAAACATACCTTTTGATCCTGCGTATGATACCATAGATTTAATAATATTATTCTTCACATCTTCTCTAATTACTTTCTGTTCTTTATCAAGAATATAACCAACCTCATAAGACTGAACTTTATGCTTTAAAAATTTGGCAGCAGTAAAGACTGCACTAGAATTTTTTTTACCAAGTAGTTCCATCACCTTACCAATTATGTGACTAGAACTATGTTTCTTACTAGATAAAAATTCAATATACTCTGCCCAACTTTTTAAATCATTTTTCAATTCCTTGTCCATACCTTTCTTAGTATAACCATCAAAGATTCTCCAATCACTAAAACTATGAATGCCACTCTTCTGAAATGTTTTCTTAAACAACTGATTCCTTTTATTCCTCATCGTTATAAATGCTCTACCACCCCTACTTCTCTTAGTAATTAGTGTTATAATTGGTAGTGTAACCTTACCATGAGCAGCAGAACTACCAGTCTTTGAAAGTTGTACCTGTACATCAGCAATCTTCTTACTACTTTCAAATCCTCTAATGTCTAAGTAATGTCCTGACTTATCTGCCATATTAAAATACACCAAACACTTCTGATTACTCTCAAGATAATCAACTCTAGTAACATCAACCTTCAAATTCAAAGCTTCCTTCATACCCTTGACTTTTTTATGCCTTAGTACTTCCATCTTAACGGATGGGGAAGTAGCTTTCTTAAGTGACAAACCCATACAGTCTTTGTCTTTAAACAAATCATCTATCAGTTGGTTATACTCATACATCTCATCCAGATCTTTCATCATCTGAATATTCTTACCTGCTTCTCCAGGCATACTACCTAATTGTTTATTTGCATTTTCAACATCCTTGGACATAGTAGAATGTTTAGATGCTTTAAAATTTTTAAGTTTATTAAGTACTTCAGTCTCTTTAGATTCTTTTATCGCAATAATATCAGCAGGATTCCATTTATCCTCACTCATACCAACAACAGCATACATCTTTCTCATCATCGATACGGATGCTTTCCTTTTAATATTATTCCTTAACTTATTATACGTTCCTTTAAAGTCTTTAACAAAATCTTGTCTGTAAAAATTATACGTTGCCTGTTTAAATAATGGTCCGTATGACTTATTAGCAATAAAACATGATGACTCTAACCAATCTTCAGCACCTGCTTCAACCCAGTTAGCAAAACGAGAATTGCATTTAGTATAATCAATTTCACAATGCTTTTTAATTAAAGGATCGAGTGCAGGTAAGTCTGCCATGTGAGGTTCTAAATCAGCAGGAGAAATATTCTTTGCCAACTTCTGTCTAACAGCCATGGCTAAAGTCTGAAGTGATTCTTTGTCTGCTGTATTAGGGGTGAATGCCATTAATCGAACACAGGTCTCCGATATTATTTATCTTCCGTTATATGGAGGTTCGGGTTCATCGAGATAATGTTTAAAATGTTCCGTATCAAAATAGGATGGTTTTAGATCATCTATCTCATCATACAAATCATATGGTCCTTGCATCTTCTTCTTATGTTCTCTCTCATCTAACACTTCATTAATTAATATCTTCAACTCCTTAACCATATCAGGAGTAAACAACCGCATAGGATGTATCTCCATAGGTTTATAAACCTGTTTCGGACCTTTATAATTGGGATCAGCAGGTCCACTCATCCCTTGAGTATCCATCTTCATTTTTTAAACACTCCCAATTTAGATAATAACCAAAGTGTTACTATTGTCCAACCTATAACGTACCACATTATCTTTTTGTTGTATTACTACGTGTTCTATTGATGATAGTAATAAATTTATCACCAGCAAATGTACCAGCAAGACATACATCTATCTCATCACCATCTTTCCAATTGACCGTACCATCTTTCTTGGTGTGAGTCATCGCTAATTGGATTTCATTAATAATTTTTTGAGTTAACATCATACTGATATCACCTGTATTACTTCGGGGAATCGCTCTTTAACTAATTTTTCAATACCCATCGTCATAGTTTGAGCACTCATAGCACATCCTGCACAAGCACCCAACATTCTGACCATGACTATAGGACCATCTTTAGTATAATCTATTGCGATATACTCAAGATACCCTCCGTCCATTTCAATAAAAGGACGGATCTCATCAAGAACGTTATTAACATTTAGGTCAGTTAGTTCCATTAGTTTAATACAACTATAAGTCTTACTATCATACCTATAACAAGTATATAGTAACTCCACATTATATACATACCTATTTTATTATGCCTACTCCCACGTTTATAGGGATGGCATCCAGTAGGACCAGAGTCCCAACCTGCTTGCATGTAATCTTTAGTCGGAATTTCTCTACTCATTAAAATCCTCTATAGTAAAAAGACTAACAAGTTCTAAACCTGCATCTAAAAAAGTAAACGGATCGTGTTCCTTTCTATCAACAATACTTACAACACGTTGAACAGTATAACCTGCATCACGTAACTTCTCTACTGCTTTTAAAACAGATCCACCTGTAGTAATTACATCTTCCAATACAGTTATCTTAGACCCAGCTGGTTTAACTGGTCCTTCTATCCATGCACCTGTACCATGACCTTTAGGTTCCTTACGAACTATCATAGCATCAATTGGTTTCTCTTGTAGTAATGCTGCTAATGCAACACCTGCTACTAAAGGATCAGCACCAAGAGTAAGACCTCCTACTGATTTTGTATCTTCTTCTAAATGCTCCACCATCAAAGGACATACTAATGATAATCCCCAACTTGATAATGTAACTGGTTTACAATTTATATAATGTTCACTAGTCTTACCAGAAGAAAGTTTAAACTCACCCTTCTTGTAACACAAATCTTTCATCATTAATAAAAGATTTTTTCTAACGTCATCTTTAGAATGCATCATAATGTTTCTCTAAACGATTTTAATTTCTCATATAGATCTTTACATTGAGGTTCACCAGCGTTCTTACGACACTTCCATAGTGCAAGAACGATATAATCAAGCTCTTTAGAATCAATCGGTAAATTCATCTTCAACCTTCTCTAATAAAGGTACTACATGTATGATGTTATCAATATTAGACATCATATCTGCAATATGTTTTGAGATATAAGGTTTCTCAGTACGTGCTGCAAATGATAATGCGTTACGTAGATCTTCTTGTGCCTCCATAAGAGAGGTTTCAACTTGTTCAGATAATGGCATAATTTAATGAGGGTTGTATACCTTTAATATAATTATTGTCGATGCAATCACAACAATTGTAATTAATGTAATGATATGCATTAACGATCTCCTGCTGCACGATTCTCAGACTTATGGATATCAAATGATCCACCTGGATATCTCTTCTCTAACTTCTTAACATTAGTTTCTATTACTTCTTCAAATGATATACCAAGTGCCATACATGCTTGTGCTACGTACCACATAGTATCACCCAACTCAATAATAAGATGCTCTCT